TTTGCATATTTGTGAAGGTATCAGCCATTGATACCAATTCACTGGCCAATAATCCAAAGCCAAGGCCAGCAAGAACGCCGCGCAAGTTGCCAAAGGCACGGCCAAGGCCATTGGTCTTTTGTTCAGTGCCAGCAGCGGCATTGCCCAAAGCATTTAGGTCAGTAGTGGCAGACTTAACGTCACGGCTATCAACGCCAATTCTTAGGTTTGCTAAATCTGCCACGCTCTAACCCCGTTCCAAGTTGATTGCTTATAGCGCAAAACTATCGGCTTGTCTTGCCCACATTAAGTTTATCTGACCAAGATGACATTGCTTCAGCAATTTTCTGCCGCCGTTCTTCTGTCATGATAGATGGGTCTACCCAAGGTGGCGGGCAATTAGCTTCACTGGCTTGTCCTAGCATATACGCATATTCTTTAGATAATGTGCGAACGGCCTTGGCTTCCCAAGGTGTTAGGCTAATGCCTTGGTTGTATTGCCATGCAACAAGGTCAATTTCATCAATGCCAATTTGCCCACCCATTCCAGATGGTTTGGCAGGGCCAACCTCAAATAATATTTCAAGCAAGTGAGCGCCAGCCTCAATATGAGGCATGGCGTCCGACTTGGTTTCGCGCCTTGGGCGTTTAGCCTTAGACGGTATTGTGTTCAGCCAAGCAGCGTGCTTGACGAATGTGGTTAGTTGCTCAATCGTTTGCGCGAAAAAAGTTGGCGCGATTGCCAACAAACTCCTGCACCTGTTCTTTAATCCACGACCAATCAGCATAGACTGTGCGAACATTCTCAGGTGTGCATTCAAGGTCTTTACCATCAAGGGTAAATCCAGCCCATGCCGTTGTAAGCTTGACCAAATCGTCAATGCTATCTTCCGAAAGCTTTTCAGCATCAAGGTCAAGAGCCTTCTTGCCTTTTGCCATGCGGTTCAATGCGGCTTGTTGCTTGCTCATTTGAAGCTTGCGGTAAATCTTGCTGTCCTGCCCAAGCAAGGTAATCGTCATGCCCTCAATAACTTCTTCCGTTTCGGGATGCACTACATTAAGAACAGCGCCGTCATCAGCCATTACTGGCTTTAGTGAATTTAAGTCAAAAGACATATTAAAACTCCATCCGATGCGTCCGATTAAAGTTCTCCCCTGCCGTAGTCGGACGCAGCCACGGCAGGGAAGCTTTTGTGTCGTTAGTCTACTTTAACGACCGAATTGTCAATTTCAAGTGTTACTTCAGCCATAGTGATGGCGTCAGCATTACCGACATTGGTTTTGTATGACATAACCTGTGCAGTGAAATACTGGATTTCACCAGTTACGAGTGCAACCTTGACGGATACCTGTGCATCCGAACCAGCAGGTGCTTCACCAGCGGTCTTCAATACGCCTTGGCCTGTATCGTCAAACGACGAAGCCATTGCAAGCGTAACAGAACCATAGTTAAGCGAACCACGGCGCTTGGCAACGATACCAGTGCCAAGTGGCGTGTGGGTAGCAAGCGCAGCTTCTGCGCCGAATGCTGGCAAATCAGAAAGCTCACCGCAAGCAGACCAAGTAAGAGCAGCAAAACCCGTTGCATCATAAGTCGCAGGGGCAGTGGCGGAAACGGAAACAATCGTTCCAACCGAAGAAACAATATCAGACATTAAAAATCTCCATGCATGAAGTTACCAAAAAAACTCTTTGCGAATGATAAACAAATCACCGCAAATCGCGCTTCATGTTATCAATAGCAATTCTCACCATACCACGTTCTGCTTGCTTAGACCACCCTTCGTATTCAAGGCGGTATATGTATGGCAAATTGTTACTAATCCAAAATACGTTACCAGTAGCCTTGGCAATATCTGGCATGGCACGACCAATAGCCAAGCTTTCAGCCGGTGACTTACCGCCCTCAAATTCAATGGTTTGATTTGACGGTGAGCCTATAGAGGTAAACCAGTTAGCCTTGGCCCTACCGCTATCTACGGGAGTGTCGTAAACTATGTCTTTAAGTAAATTAAGGCAAATTTCACGCACCACCTTATCGGCGTTGCCTTCAGCCTTTTTTACAAACTTGCTTATGTCTAGCGCAAATGTGCTCACAGAAACGCCCTGTATGTAACTGACACTGGAATTACCCAGCGGTCACCAGACATGAATGCAGCGGATTGTGACGTTGATAGGATGGTCACGGTCACGTCATCATAAACCAGCCTGTCTCCACGCACAAAAGCAGAGGCAACAGTGTCAGCAGTTGAACGGCCAATGCCCTTACTAGCGTCTACAGGTGAATAGACCAGCACTTGATAGATGCCGCCATATTCATCTGACGCTTGGTTTGCGAAGCCTACGGCAATCGTGTTGCCAGCTATAAGGCTTTCAGCCAGATAAACTTGCCCCGCAGTAGGTTTGAAGCGCGAGTTTTCCCACGCTGTTGGCAGGTCTAGGGTCGCCAGTTGTGTTGATAGTGCAGCGCCAATTTTAGTAAGGCTCATCGAAAGGCTCCGCTATTTGCATATCTACCGCCACTTTTTCGCCATTATCTAGCAAAAGGATATAAGCTATAACTTCGCCATGCGTATTGTGCAGGACGCTATCCAGCGTGCCTACATTCCAATCAGACGGAAACCAAACTCGTGTGCCTATTTGCATTAGTTTGCCCTTATCTGACAAATAAAGATGATGTTATCGCCCGATAAGCGAATGGGCTTAACGTGCATAATCCGATAGGTAGTGCCATCAACTAGAACCAAGCAACCTACAACGGGAATACTCTCAATCAATTCCAGAATTAGGCGTATGTCACCCGCTTGAATGACAGTGCCGTCAATCTCTTTGGTTTGATAATTAGATGGGTAGGCAACGGCATTGATTGTGGTTTCAGTTGACGAGCCACTAGCCGCGCCAGTGATAGGGTCATATTCTGCCCAATCAGTGAACGTGATGGTAACTTCCTCACCGTATTTGGCAAGCAAGCGTGCAGCGGTTTGCGCCTGTCTACTCATGTGCGATTTATACGCACTTGTGCAAAGCTGCCGTCAGATGAAGAAAGCAGGTAAGCCGACAACATACGGTTGACGAATGGGTAACGCTGCGTTGGGTCTGAATAATCTTGATATTCAATCTCAATTACATCAATCTTTTCGCGCTTTACCCGCTGGCCTTGGTCAGCAATAAGCGTTTCACCGCCAGCAGCGCGGACAGCCATTTCAATGCAGGAATAAACTACGGGCAATGGCACGATGTTTGCATCTAGCAGGAAGCCATCCACAATCACGTTAGAGCGCGGCCATGATAGCGATTGCGTTGCGGTAATGCGGTTACCCTTCCACGCATCGCGGTAGGTAGCTTCAAGGTAATCAGTCGCATTTATTAGCGCCTGTTCCTTTAGTGTCGTTGAAAGCGTTGACCAGCCAGCAATGCCACGGTCAGCAACATAGCCATCCGCAGCCGAAACGCTTGCATAACTATTGGCATTAGGAACGCCAGCACCAGTTTCGACCACGAATGCCATGTATTAACCCTTTTTAGAGCGTTTTTGCTTTACAGAAACTTCAGCGATATATTCCTCTACGGCATCGTCAAGCCTCTCAACCACTTCGTCAATTTCATCGCTTGGTGCTTCTTCTACCACAACAGGCGCAACTTCTTCATCTAACTTTTGATGAATAGGTGTGCCAGCAGGTGCAAAAATAGCGTCAACGATTTTATACCCATCAGCCTGTAGCCTTGCTTTACGCGCTGCATTTACAGGATGTGGTTCATAAATGATTTTAGCCATAAAATCCTCCAAAGAGATTGGGAGCCGCCATTACAAGGGACGGCTCCCACACTATGCTTAATTAAGCAGCACTACCAATCGCCATAACGCCAGCAGTATGCTTGATGGACGTTGCAACCTTGTCCCAGTTGGAACCAGTTGCAAGTTCAGCATCGGTTGGCGACTTACCGCCGTTGGTGACATCCCAAGTGTAGCCCTTCAGAGCAACGCCAAAGGTGTAATCGACCTGCATCGTTGTTTCGATACGGGTCTGACCGTTGTTGGTCTCGATGTTGCTGATAACGTCACCGCCGTCATAAACGATAGCTGCGCTGTCAGCGAGGCCAAGAACCTTGTTCTTGTTTGGTGTGCCAGCGGCAAACAAAGCAGGAGCGTCAGTCACGATGACAGGACGGCCAAGGATGTCTACAACTTGAACATTCTGTGCGACGAACAACTGTGCGCCGTTAGTGATGTTCTGACCGATGAGCTTGTGATAGCTATCGCCGTTCATGACGTTAGCAACGATGCTCGACGAATTGTCACCAAACAAAGCGTTCGCGCTGTTCATTGTGCCATAGGTCACAGCACCAGTGCCGGAAACGTCAACAGTCGTTGCAGCGCCTTGGTTGCTGATTGCGGCAGCAAGTGCAGCGATTGCAGTGTTCAACTGGTCAGCCATCAGAGCTTCAGCAAAGTTACGCGATGCAACTTCAATGCCTTCCGATGTAGGCTTCTGCAACCATGTAAGCTGCGAAGGCTCAAAGCGGATTGGGCCGAAACCACCAGCAACCTTTACGCCGTTCAACTGAAGCTGCGTGAGGTCAGTAGCAGTTGCCGATGCTTGCGAAGCATAACGGTCAACGCGGCGCTGTGCGCTATGCACGGCAGCGAAGAAGCTTTCTTGATAGAAGTCGCCGTCAAAACCAGTAGTGGTCAAACGGATTGCGCCGTTGGATGCACCGTTAAACTTGTCAACCATTTGAGCCAATGTCTCAATGGTGGCTGGCATGACGTATTCGTTAAATACTTTCATTTGCGAAAGTGACATAATTTAAAATCCTTATGCTAAATCAGGGAACATATTTTTAATTGCGTTTACCCGCTGCCCTTTATCGCCGCCAAGGTTACCCTTGGGTGCAATAGGTGCGCCATTGCTGTTTCCGCCAGTGGCTCCACCACCAGAATTTGCGGGAGCAGAAACGAAGTGCTTGCCTTCGTCACTAGCGGCCCATTCAGTAATCGCATCAAACAACGGTTTGTCACCCATGAGTGCGGAATATTGACCATTCTCTGCCGTCACCTTGGTATTAGCCTTTAACATCGCCTTTGCAGCCGACATAAATTCTGGCTTGATACCTGCTTTCAGCATCGCATCGTTAAGTCCATTGTCGATTAAGTATGATTGCAACGCTCCGTCTTTCTCAGACAAATTGGCATTCAATGTTTCAATCGCTTTGGCACTTTCCTTTGTGGTCTTGGTTAGCTCCGATTTCAGCATTTCATTTTCATTCTGCAATGCTGCGTATTCGGCGGGGTCTATTTCAGCACCTTTGGCTTTCGCCTTTGCTACCTTCACTTCACCCAGCAACTGATTATTCTTTGCGCTAAGAACCTCAATCGCCGCTTCTAACTCTGCAATTTTATCTTCACTCATAGGTTTGTCCTCTGGACTTTGTTGCCCCTCTGGGGCGGTTTGCGCTTTGGCTCTGCCTCCGCGTTAGCTTGCTATTAACACATTTAGAAATGTTTGACTATAACGTCATGGTTTACCGTATTTGCTTTCTAATTGGGTTAATGACAAAGGATTGCCGCGCTGGTCTAATAGCTGGCTTAAAGTTATCTTGCCTGACCGCCAAAGTTCAGCGCGGCCCTTGCCTAGCATTTCGTCAGCAAAAGCAGGTGGCTTGTTCTTTAGGAATTGGTCAAAAGTTAAGTCTTGGGCTACAGCCCCATCCATGCTTGCACGGGTGCGCGGCGCAATTTGGTCTTCAGCCTTGCCCGTTATCTCTGCCATTGAGCGCGTAACGGGAATAGATGTTGAACGGCAAGCCCAGTGTGCAGGTGGCCCACCATTCCACGGTATATTGTGGCCGATGGGCTTGAAGTCTGGAAATGTCCAAGTCTTGCCAGAACGCGCCATACATATTTCAGTTGTGCGGCTATCCAGTGTTGATACCCATTGCACTGCCTTGATTATGTCAGCGTTCTCCATATAGCTTGCCATGCGAACGTCATTAGCCACAGTCTGCGTTGCTGTGCGTGTAATAGCCATTGCATCGCGCCGTGCCTTGGCCATAGGCTCACTGCCTTTGTCACCAGTCCCCATGATTGACTTGGCAATCTGTGCATTGGTCAAGCCAAGGCTAACGCCATTCTTCACAGCGCGGTTAATGTTGAAACGTGTGGTTTCGTTTAATTGGCTAAACCAACTGCCAATGGTAGCGCCCTGCGTGAGCGATGACTTGGCTATCTCTGCGATAACGCTTGTGGCTGGCAATACAGCGTCAATGCCTACACTGGCGAACGCGCCGTTCATAAATGACGCTTCAGATGTAGCGATGCCAGCAAGGTCAGGCGCATCCAGCTTCATGATGCTAGTTAGCTCTGCTATTGCCTTATCAAGACGTTTGCCCTGATATTCAGTTAGCTCTTTGCCTTTTAGCGCCTTGGTGATTTCCGCAGCAATGCTATCCAGTTGCTTGTTCAACGCAATGTTTTCGCCAGCAATAATCCGCTCCAAAAGAAGCTGCCTGATAGTCAAAAGGTCAAGGAGTTTGTCCGATACGTTCATATCATTTGTTTTTCAGTTATTCACCAGACCAAGGCAGAGGCGGAGAAACAACGGTTGGGTTGATTATATCTTGAAGTTGCTGCTCAACATTGGCTTCAAAAGCCGCGACTTGTTCTGAACCAATGGCAGCAAAGAGCCAATCAATAACCTGTTCTTCAGTAAGTTCGCTATATGGCGTAAACGGTTCATCAAGTTCCAATGTCATATTATGAGAGCCATATATTTGAGCCTGATGGACACCTTCACTTGCAGTCAGCGTCCAATGGATGCCAAACACAACATCGGCTTGGCCTTCATATTCAGGGTAAGCGTCCATTTGCGCGACGGCCCAAGTTTTCGTAATTGTCATTGTCCGTTTTCCTTCATTTTTCGTGCCTTTAGCACCATTTCAAGTTGTTCGACTTTTTCTTCGGTTGCTGGAATATCACAAGTGCCGTCTGGCGCAAATTCCGCTGGCATCTCGAAATATGTTCCATCATCAAAGCGCCCTTTGGCATACCATTGAGAACGATTGGCTGGGTATGTGATGTTTACAATCATAAAATCATCCCCACGAAACAGAACGAGAGCCGGAGAACCCAGCTATGCTTGGGCTAGAACCAGACCAACCCCATTCAGTGTATGGCCCATTGTCATCGCCAGTTGTATACGATGCGTTTGTGCGTAACAGCGTCGTTCCACCTATATTTATGGAAGACCATCCAGAATTAGGAACAGCCGTGGTTATACGAAGGTAAATTC